ATATCTAATTGATATTGTAGTTGTGCCATTTGCTCTTGCAGACTTTTAATTTCTTGTTGCAAAGTTTCTGTATATGCAATTCTTTGTTGTAATTGAGGGTCTACAGGTTGTTCTGTAGTTTCAGTTGTTTCTACTGCTTTCTCTTCAGTCATTTTTTCTCCTTATGAATTAGCTGATATGTACGCCTTACCTGTAGTTATAGCTGTACTGCAATTATTCTTTTTGCTTGAAGACGATCCTTTTACGTTAGGGTCTGTGTATTCTAAGATAGTTTCTAAGTGGTCAACATTACGCTGTACTACTTCGTTTATATCAGCTTGTGACCAGTCACCTGCTACAGCATTTCCATCTAAGTCAGTTGTACCACCTGCATAAGGTGATTTATTGCCATTAGTATTAATGTCGTTGATAACTGTTACGCTATCTGTTGCTGCTGTTAAACATTCTGCTACTGTTTGAGCCATATTATTCTCCTTATGAATTTGCGTTTATATAATTTTTACCTGTAGTAATAGCTGTTGTATAAGCAGATTTATCTACTGAAGAACCAGCCACATCTGGATAGCGTTTAGTGCCGTCATAAGCAAGTACGCTTTCTAAATGCTTTACATTATTATCTACCATAGTGTTTATTTCAGATTGCGACATTCCTATAGTTCCTCCATAAGATTCACCATCTTCTCCAATACCTGTTTTTATATAATTAATTAAATTTACTGAATCCATAGCTGATGCTAGGGTTTGTTCTACTGTTTTAATTTCTATAGTCATAAATATCTCAGTTTAATTTTTTCTTAAGTTCTTCTACTTCTGCTGAAAGTTCTTGAACTGCTTTAATAAGAGGATGTATAAACATTTCTTGTGAAACAGATTGTATACCTGAACTTTCTTCTACATCCCAACCACCAAAATCTTCAATGCCGTGTTTATCAATAGCTTCTTTAACTTCTTGTGCTATCAAACCATACATTTTTTTATCGTACGTTGGTTTTAATTGGGTTTCATCATAGTCAGGTAAGCTTGGGTCTATGTCTGCTTTGGCTTTCCAAGTAAAAGTAACAGGATTTAAGTCATTTATAAATGCTAAACCACAGTCTGTATTAGATGTAATGTTTTCTTTGTATCTTTGATCAGATACCCTTGTCCAAGAAGCGTTTGAATCAAAATTATTATAAACTCTATCGTTACCAGTGCCTTTACCAAATGTAAATGTGTTATTACCATAACTTAATAAACCATTACCTAAAACAATTTGATTGTTTCCACTATAAACACTTACGTTAGTTCCATAACCTACTAACGTGTTATTATATCCTGTCGTTAGTACATCACCAGAACTACGACCAATGCACGCATTTGAGTAACCAGTAGTGATATTCTCTCCTGCATAATTACCAAAAGCTGTATTTCCTGTTGCGGTTGTCATGTCCACTAAAGCAGCGTAACCCATAGCTGTATTGTCATTAGCTGTTGTAGATTCTGACATACAGAAATGACCAACTGCTGTATTAAACACATTACCAGTAGTGGTATTTTGTTTAGTTAAGGCAACATTACCAAGAGCAATTTGATACGAACCACCTGTTACTGCGTCTAAAGCAGTATCACCAATAGCTATTTGATAAGTAGAAGTAGTTACTGAAGCAGCAGCACCAACACCTATTGCTATATTATTTGCACCAGTAGTACAGGCTCCTAATGCTCCATATCCTATAGCAGTTACAGATGAGGCTGTTGTTACTGCGTCTGCTGCTGTTGCCCCCACTGCGGTATTTTCTGATCCTGTGGTGTTTAAATTTAAAGCATGATAACCAACGGCTGTGTTGTTAGCTGCCGTGGTATTTAGTTTCAGTGCTTCTTTACCCACAGCAGTATTACTTGCTCCTGTTGTAGTATCTCTTAATGCTTCTCTACCTACAGCAGTATTATCACTTGCAGTTGTGGCAGTAGATAAAGCTATATAACCGACTGCTGTATTATGATTGCCAGTTGTAATCGCATCCCCCGCTAAAGCACCTATTGCTACATTTTCAGTACCTGTAGTGTTTGATAGTAAAGAATTAAAACCAACAGCAGTGTTGTTATCTGCTGTAGTGTTTGCTCCCAAAGCGTTTCTACCAATCCCTGTATTCGCTGTGCCTGTAGTGTTAGCATCTAAAGAGGCATTACCAACTGCTGTATTGTTATTTGCGGTTGTATTTGCCCCAAGAGAATTGTAGCCAACTGCTACGTTTCTTGAACCAGTCGTAGTAGCATCTAAAGCACCTCCTCCTACGGCAATATTACTATCTCCTGTAGTGTTTGCTACTAAAGCTGAAAAGCCAACTGCTGTATTGTTATTGGCTGTGGTGTTAGCGTTTAAAGCAGATTGTCCAACTGCTGTATTATAAAGACCTGTGGTAGTGCTTCCCCCAGAACTATCTCCAATAAATGTATTATGAGTACCTGTTGTAATACCAGTTCCTGCGTTATATCCAACACCAGTATTAAAACGCCCTGTAGTGTTCGCATCTAAAGATGAGACTCCTACTGCTGTATTTCTGTCTCCTGTAGTGTTTGCTAATAAACTAAAATAACCAACTGCTGTATTATTAGAAGCTGTGGTATTGTTGTATAAAGAACCATGTCCAATACCTACGTTAGTACCACCTGTAGTATTTGAGTACAAAGCTTGATATCCAATAGCTATATTAGAGTCTCCAGTTGTTAAAGCATTGTATACATCTACACCTAATCCAATATTAAAATTAGCAGCATCAATAGTTCCTGTAGTCGTATCCCCAATCATTATGGAGGATGTGCCAAAAGTCTTACTGGTTATGCCGTTATAACTAGCTGCTGTAGAAGCACCTGTTGTAGCTAAATCACCACCTATAGAAACATCATCTGTAACTGTTAAATCGTCTTGTACTTTCAAGTCTACTGTAGAAAGACTAGCAAAAGCGTCTACTACGGCTGCGCCTGAACCAGCACCATCTAGGTAAACTGCTTTTGTGTCTCCCGGAGGAATGGTTACGTTAGCACCAGAGCCTTGTGAGATTATGATATTTTGAGAACCACTTGTTCCGTTTTCAATAAACTGCATCCTACTTATAGTGTTAGGTGCAATCGTTATAGTACAGGCTGAATCTAAAGTGCCTGTGTATTTAACGTACATCGCTCTTACAGGATCAGTAGCACCATCTGCAACGGTTGAGGTGTGTGTATCTGCATTAGTTGCAATTGCTTCGGTGCCAAAGCCTAAAGCTTCGCCGATCAACTCCAAATTTGTATTTGTCGTATCGCCCCAAGTTCCTGACGCATCACCTGTCGCCATTTCATTGAGTCTAAGATCATTGACGTATGTACTAGCCATTTATATTCTCCATTAAGCTACTTCTTCCCAATTTGGTGTTTGTGTATCACTCACACTTGACCAGTTAGGTGTTTGTGTGTCGCTTACATTAGACCAATTTGGTGTTTGTCCGGGAACTACTTCGCCCCAAACAAGTAAATTTCCTAAATTTCCTGTTGTTAATACACCAGTTGGTTGAACTACAGCAGTTCCTACTACTGTTAAACTTCCAACTGATCCTGTTGCTGCTCCTAAAGTTACTGCAATTATATTATCAGTAACTAGACTTAAATTGCCTAATGCTGTTGTTCCAACAACATTTGTAACAGACATATTAGCATCACCTGTTACTGTTTCATCTCCTAATGCTACTGTAGAAGCAGAACCTGAAACACCTGTTATAGCTACACCAGCAGCTAATAATGTTCCTACCGCACCAGTTCCAGCTATTCCTGTTTCAGTTACGTTAGCATCGCCTGTTACAGTTTCATTACCTAATGCAGTAGTTCCGGCTAATCCAGTAACAGATACATTTGCAACACCTGTAGCAGTTAAACTATTTACTGCTCCTGTTCCTGCAAGACCTGTTTCAGTTACGTTAGCATCTGCTGATATCGTTAACGATCCTAGTGCAGTTGTACCAGCTAATCCTGTTTCTGTAACATTTGCTACACCTGTTACTGTTAGAGAACCTACAGAACCAGTACAGGTAACTCCTGTTTCTGTGACGTTAGCATCACAAGTTACTGTTTCTGTTCCTAACGCAGATGTTCCTGCAACTCCTGTAAGATTTACAGTTATATTATGTGGCTGACCCCATGCACCGGAACCCCAAGTGGATCGACCCCATCCGACAGACATATTACGCTATTCTTATTACTGCGTTACTAGCGTCTGCTGTAGGAAAAGTAATTGTAAAAGAACCTGCTGTTGATGTTTTATCGGCACCAAAATCAAATACTGCAACTGCTGGATCACCCGTTGCTGTATCATTGTAAATCATGCAACCTCTTGCTGTTACAGTTGCTGTGCCAAAAGTTAAATCAGCAAAGTCTGTAAACGCTGTAGTTCCAGAAGTGCTAGGGTCTACACGAGTAAGTGTATTACCTTTAGCCGTATAGTTAGTACCACTAGCTTCTTGTGAAGTTGTGTATGCAGTTGTTGCAGCACTCATAGTTGCTGAACTCGTATAGAGTGCAAGTCTAAATGTGCTACCGCCTGAGTTTTTAAAATTATGCACACCTTCTAAAAGTTCTTTTTTAAAAGAGGTACACATTGCTTGTGTAATAGCCATTACAGTCTCCTTATTATATTTGCTAGGTCTTTTTGACCTTGTTTTTCTAACTCATTACATACTGTGCAAATATGGTTTTTTATTCCCTCATTTACATAGTATTGAATGATCCATTTACATCTATCTCTAAATGCGTGAGCCTGTGCTTTGACCATAGGATCAACATCATCGCTTATAGAAATTAGTTTATTAGTAGCCATTTCAGCTAACTCTTCAACAGAATGACCTCTGTTTTCGGTTGTTGTGACTCCTACATTACCTATTGATAATTCAAATTTATCTGTCTGCATTATGGTTTATTTGGTTCTACTATATCGTTAAATTCTGTTTGTGGGTCTTCTCTGCCAGATATGCCATACGGCACCATTTGTTGTTTTATAACTTCTGAATACTTACATACTTTCATTTTGCCTTCATCAACATAACTTACAACAGGGTCTTGTAGTCTATGATAACCATAAAGTTTATCTTTAATTTCAACGTTTGCATCTAGTAGATTAGACCTAAGTGCTATAGACACATCTATCTTTTGTTCCATACATTTAGCTAACCAAAACTCACAACAGGCTCTACCCATTTCTGCAAAGTAAACTAACTTTTTATAAGTAAAATCAGCACCAAACATAGCTACAGAACCTACCTTATTCCAATAAGCAAATGCTATTGCATAGGCTACTGTATTATTTAAATATCCGCATTCAGTATCTCTTATAATTGCTTCTATTGGATATAACTCAATACTAGGTACTCTTTCATCTAACTCAACCGAATATATAGGACAAGTTAACTTAGGTAAAACTCTACGCATCAATTCAGTTTGATTGCCAGCATCATCTGTATCAAAAAATCTTGTCATTGGGTCCATTGCAAAAACCCTGTCTGGATTAGGTATAACTCCTGACATGGCATTTATAGCCCATACTTCATCATATTGTTTACTATGGGCTGTAGCTATATGAAAATCTAGCTGACTTTCTCCCATAGCAACTATTGCTATATGTTTGCCCTTTAGGTCTTTTATTGGTTTATTTAACATTATCTGCTCCTTAATGTTTATGATACTGGTATTTGTAAAGTGCTATCTTTATATGTATCTGTAGTATTTCTACCTTCTGCTAAAACTTTTAATCTATCTAAAGCCTTTTCATATCTTGCGTTATATAAATTCATAAGATCAGGCTCACCTTTCATATATGTATATGCTTCAACTAATGACCCATACAGCAAAGCGTTTGAAGCGTTAGTAGACAACCAAGTTGATTCGCTATCTGTACCGGCTGTTATAGAAGCAGGTCTATAAAAATAATGCAGTTCTGATGTGTAATCTGCATCTGGTGTAGGACCGACTATATATGTATTTTCATCAAATAAAGAATAATGTTTTGGTGTGCCTTTTACTGTTGGATTAGGATATGCTTCTCTTATAAAAGTAACATCTGTTCTAAGTAAATTAGTGTGAGAGTTAGAGCTAATAATAGTTATATCAAAAGTATCTAAAAAGTCAGATGGTGTTGTCAAATATGGATTTCCATCTGTTAAAGTCCCTTGTACTGCTTTCCTGAATACAGGTAAACGTACTGTTTTTAAAATTCTTTCTTCAGCTTGTTTTATTATCGTAGGTAAATCATTAACAAAAGTTGTTTCTGAGTTTTGTAGATAATCTTGAATTGCTGATTTTAATTCTGCGTATGTCATAATTAACTCGTTGTAACTGTAAGCTTACCTACTTTACCAAACATATCTAAACCTAAAGTAGACGAACCTAACTCTGTAATACCTCCGCCTATAGGATCAAATGCTGAAAATCTTCTGCTTGCTGCCAAACCTCTATCTGGTCTAGGGTCCCTTAATGCTTGAGGATCATCTGTAGAATATTTACCTAACTGTAATTGTGGTTGATCTTCATCAAAACATTGATCACAAACTCTAAAGCCTGTTCGTTTTTGATTATATATTTCAAACTTTAAATCATTGTAGGGATATTCAAAACTACAACGATCACAATAAGCTATAGATTTTTTTCCAGAAGCAAAATTACCCATTAGTTTTTAGCAATAAAAGGAACAAATCTAACAGATGCTTTTTCTCTATCCTCTGCCGCAGCAAGTTGCCATTGTTCTTCATACATAGATTTTAATGCTAATACTCTGTCTGCTTGTCCCGAATGCTTAATAGATAAATAGTAAGCTAGACCAGCAGTAGCACAAGGCAAAAATCTAGCAGGTAAATCCAAAGTATTTGATCCCGGACTCCCTACATCTTCTATCCTTGCAATCCTGTAATAAAACAATGTATATGTTTCAGCATCATCAGGTATTGGATATAAATTAACAACAGGTGCTGCCTGTTGTCTATCTATATAAATTTGTATTGGTAAACCTTGCGAAAGTTTATTTGGTATATCAGCGTAAGTAGAAACCGAAATACGATTCAAACGTGTATCAGTTTGTGTGCTTGTATTGCCTGAATTTGTTCTAATAGAATATTCTATTAAATCAATAGTATCAGAAGGCAAAGTATATGTAGCAGTTCCTGCTGTCAAAGCTTGTGTTCCGCTTTCTACTTTCCATAAATTTATACCACGATTAGCCCACTCAAGAAACATGGTATTTAAGGAGCGTCTAGCACTCCTTAAATGATACCCAAGATCGGAAG